TTCTGTTATTTTTCTTCCTAAATCTACCCTGTCTTCTTCAGATGAGTACTTCCTAACTAGTTTATCATTGCTCCACTCATCACCTGCCATTGCCCCAAGCTCTCTAAGTGTAGGAGATGACAGTATTTTATCCAGAGTTAGTGTCTGGTTTTCAGCCATTATAAATCTACCTTACTTTGATTTAGGGGCAAATTCATCTACTGTAGAAGCTTCCGCTCCTGACGATCCCTTACCCATAGCCATTGCAAGGGCTTCCCTCAGTGTTAGAGACGGGTTTTGTCGTATTAGTCCTATAGCTTGCGTAGCTATAGCCGACTGGAAGTTTTCTCTTACTTCTCCCTCTGTCATATCCCCACCTACAAATGGGACTAAACTTTTAACTCTTGGATCGTCCTTGGTCAAGTTTTCTATATCGTCTGTGTATAAACTGTACACAAGGTTTCCAATATTCTTAACATTGGCTTCTGTCATTGCTATAGATTGGGGCCTATCAAGACGCAACTGATCTAGGGCTAACTTTCTTTCCTTAACAGATAACTCACCCTGTCTCATTGATCTGTTAAACTGATCCATAGCCTCTTTAGCAGCAAGCTTCCTATTTTCAAGGGCTGAAGCTGATCTGTCTCTACGATCTGCAGCTGCAGCGTTTACAAAGTTGGTAATGGGAGACTGCCCTGGACCCATAGGGGCGACAAACTCTGGCCTTGCAAGTACCCTTAGTAATCCTTTAAAATCAAAATCGCCTAAAAGACCAGATATAGAATTAGCTGTGTCCGACAGTAGGCTTTTTTGATTGTTGTATTCTGCGTTGTCCCTGCCTCCCGCTAGTCCTACTACAGTGCTTCGTGCGGCCATATCGCTTGCAAATTTACCTGGGTCTTTTGGCGTACCGTCTGGAGTCGTAGGGCTTGCAAGCTGTGCTAACATAAGATTGTCAGCATTTACTTCCTCCATGTCTGGCTCAGAATATGGAGTAAGTGGTACTACAGGTGGACGGGTTGCTACGTTTTGTTCTCCTATTCCCAACTCACCATATACATTATCTTGGTCCGTTACCTGTGGCCTGTTATAATTTGGTCCAAATGGTAACGGTGTGTTTACACCAGTAAACTCGTCAGGAACTTGTGGATTTTGCGCTCGCCTTAGTGCTATTTGGGCTTGGGTAAATTCATTAGGATTAAGCTCCATACCACCGAATGGATTTAAAGGTTGGGGTTTTAATGCTGGTCCATAGGGAGCTTCAGATGTTGGCCTAATAACGCCAAGAGAATCCCTGCTAACTGCACGGGTTCCTGTACGGGGGCTTTGTCTTTTTTCTTTAAGTGAATTAACCAAATCTGTTCTGGGAGTTTCTGATGTAGGAGGTGATCCCAAAGCTTGTCTTACATCGTCAGGAAGTCTTGTTGTCGTTGAAGTTCCTAAAAGACCGTTTATTATCTCTTGTAAAGTTGCCATGTCTATCTCCTACACCAAAGACCTAATAGTGGGTTTTCTTATTGAGTTTGACAACAAACCTTTTATTAGCTCTCTTGTCATTCCTTGATACAATATTGATCCTTGGGGTGAATAATATTTAGGAGCTTGGTAAGGTGAATCCATATTTCTAAATCCCCTTTGATCTCCAACCTTGGCACCAGGAGAACGCAGAGAACCACTGCTTCCTAAAGATTGTGGTCCAGAACCTTTGCCAATTTTGCTAAGTCTATCTAACGATTCACTATAATCAAATTCCGGTCCTGGTTCACCTAAAGGAGTAGCCCCATCACGGGTAGGGTTGCTGAAGTCAATTAAATCAGCGTCTGGATCAATGTCATCTAGGTCACTGCCTTCCATTGCTTTTGAAACATTTTCAAAGCTATCCACCTGATCTAGGTCCATACCGCCACCAAGGTCGAGCTCACCAAATGCTCCGTCTTCTGGGGATACGCTACCCATGTCTAAGCTCCCACTGCAGCATAGTTGACTCTCAAGTAACCATCACTGCCCCTGCTAACAGCTTCTGGCATAATCTCCTGTACCTCATCTGCCAAGACACCGTATTCTGCTTGATCCCCGACAATCTTCTTAGCCTCAGCTGTCCACTTCCAAGTGTATAGCTTAATGCCGTTGTCAAGTTTGCCAACTTGTTTAATGTTGGTTTTAAGTCTAATATCTGAGAAGAACGGAGCCACTGCACCAACTGCACTTATACCTTGCTGGAATGGACTTGGACCACCTGAGAATGCCTGTGAGGTAAAGCCAGAGCTTTGGTTCTGGAAGGTTGTTGAAGTACCTAGTCCAGCCAAGCCACCTAAGAGGTTGGCCAAGTTCACAGTTTGTTCTCTCCTGGCCTCTTGCCCTTGCTGTGTCAATCTGGCTTGATCTGCCAATCTTGCAGCTTCCCTGGACTCAATGTCTTTACCTATTGCTTCTTGTAAAGATGGTGCTGTCAATTGTGCTTGAAGCTGTTGCTGTGCAAACTCTGGCGCTCTTTGTCCAGCTGCTATCCTTCGACTTTCTGCCCTGTTAAGAGAATCAGCCAACTGTTTCTGGATTGTCTCTTCCCTCAGTTGTTGCTGACCTTGTTCCAACTCTGCCAAAGCTGTACTCCCAAGACCAAACTGACCTGCTTGTATTGCCTGTGTCTGCGCCTTTAGCTTGTCGGCCTCTGTAAGCCTACGCGCTTGGTTTGCAAGTGCATCAGTCTCAGCCAGGAATAGAGCGTCTTGCCTAGGATCTGCCACAGCACGGTTAAAGTCTTGCTGAAACAGCTGACCGAACTGGGGAGAAAGACCAGCTGCAGTTTGACCTACCTGTTGAAAGCCCTGCCTAGCTGCCAAGGTATCAGCTGTGTCTTGTGGGACCAAAGATCGGTTGAACAGCTGAGGAGCTTCTGTAAAGGTACGCTCCACATTTGGCAACAACCGTTCAATAAATGGCTCTACAGGGGCAAAGGGTTTTACCTCGCCGCTGCCACTTGCTGTAAATTGCTGAGGTTGCTGGACAACAACCGGAGGTGGACTTCTGAATATACCGCCCATATCATAACCTCTTTCGTATAGTTACATTCTTGAACTCGTATCCCATGTGAGCCATTTTCTTTTCCCAGCCTCTACGACCAGTCATTTCCCAAAACTCGTAACCTAGGTCTTTGTAGTATTCTTCAATCTTAGGGGTAGCGTTTTCAAAATCAAACTCTCCGCTGATGGCTTCTGCCAGTATACCTATGCTTTGAGGATAGTGTGCGAAGCCTATTACAAAACACCCCTTAATATCATTGTTCTCATCGTAGGCAATCCATAAGTCGCTTGTTCCTTTAGAAACACGTTTAACCAGATCATTAGCATTATATATATCAGAACAACGACTACCGTGTATTGACTTCTCGAAATACCCATAACATTTTGACAACTTAGAAACTAAAGAATTGTGTTTATAATTTACAAATTTATAATTTAACCCATGCGGCAGCGGAATTTCTAAAATAAATTCCCTCTCCTGATCCAGGGTTCCAGACAGTGCCATCAGCATATCTTATATCGCCTTGTTGTGGTTTACTAGGTTCTTCAAAAACTACGTCTAAATGCCCATCTCTTAATAAATCTAATACAGTTTTAATTTGTAAAAGCTGCTCATCTATAAATCTTGGAATAGCTTGTAAATCTTGAGGACAAGTTGAAGGATCAAATCTTAAAAATTCAGTCATCTTTCAGATACTACTTCTGCCTCTACAGATATACCAGATAGGTCAAACTGAGTATCTGCTTCGCTTTCAATTTTAATAGCTATGTATCTACCCTTTACCCTACAGTCTACCTTAAAGTCTGTACCAATTTCAAACTCTACAGGGTCACTGTAGGATACACCTTGGAAAGGTTGGAACTCAGAACCTATACTTATATTAACCTTTCCTGTACCCTCTATCCTGGGATATACTCTGGTAATTGATTTAACCGCATCTGTCCTACCAGAGTGTAATCCTACCCGTTCCAGCTTTGTTAGAAAACTTGTACCGTCAAAGGTAGTGGCAGAGTCGGCTAGGTAAAACTTAGTATCATTGGTGCCACACATTAGCAAAGAATCAATAACAGGGTTGTAAGGCTCCTGCGCCCAGTTGACAATAGATTTGTTCCAGGTCAAGGTAGAAGCTGTCCAGGTATTTGCCAAGACAGGGTTTACCAGACCTTTGGCAATATAGTTGACCCCTGGTAAATCCCTGGTGGACCAAGTGTTATCCCTATAGTTCCATATTAACGCTGCATCTGGTAAATCATTAACAGCATTTGTACGGGCATAACATATCCACACTTCTGATTTAATCTTATTGTGAACCATGAAGGTTTTATAAGCAGCACCAGCGTCTATCTCACCGAATAAAAAAGTCTTAGCCCTGTCTTCAATAACGCTATTAATTGAGTTACCGTTGTGTACGACAACATCATCAGTTGTCATTAGAACGTGGCTACCATTTCCTAGATCAACCACAGCATCCTTGGCAAACAAACCTGTGTCCTTAAACCTTTGCCTAAGTTGGAAGGTAAACGCACCACCGACAAAGTTAAGAGCATAGATACTATCCTCTAGGTAAATCATTAACTCGTTACCCAGCTGCATAGCATTTAGAATATGTCCCTCAGCTGAGGATATAGAAGTCTCTGCAGATGCAGAAGCTGTGCTACCAGTGTTCCAGGTAGCCGCACCGTTACTTGCTGCACCAGCTGGAATAGCATCACTCCACCTAATTGTAAACGGTTTAGCTGTACCAGAGTCAGTTAGGTTAAGAGCTACTAGGTGATTTTTAAACGGTACAATTGCTTTACATTTAAGTGTAGCTGGCCAGTCTGGTAAGTCTGTAAAAACGCTACCTGCCTGGGTTAAGCTTTGCGGTACATCTAATCCGTTAGTTACAACACATACACCACCAAGAATACCACCACACCAGTAGTTTTTAGTACCTGTTAAAGTTGTGTACGCACCACTGCTCCTGGTAACAGCTGCATGTGTCGTACCAGTAATCTTATTAAGGGATGTAGCTCCACCATATATCCAAAGTTTGTTGCTACCCTGTACAAAATTAATAGCCCACAATGGAGGAGCCAATGGTGTGCCTAGAACTTGAGAGTGTCCTAGAATTTTACCAGCTTTGCCATCTACAAATCTAGCATTTTGAACGTCACTGAAAAACGATGGGGGCATGTCATAGGGTGATAAGTCTTTATTAAGAGAAAAACCACCCTGCTTAGAAGATATGTCAAAAATTTGTTTAGCCATTGCCTGTGGTTTCGTTAGTTGTCCATACGGTAGCGTTAAACTCTGCCATAGCAAGATACTTATCATCTTCAGTTAATATATTGCCGCCAGCCAAGGCAGCATCAGGGTCTTCTTGAATGATATTAAAACTATCTAAAACGTAGTTAGTACCCCCAGTTTTACTAATGCGGCGACTGGCACCTCCATCAACTGGTGGTTCTGGTAACTTAGTAGCTACACTACCCATTACGCACCCCTACGAACCAAAGACCCTGGATCGCCTTGTACAGTCATTGTTAAGACATTACCACCGTATCTGGATTTCTCCTCAGATGCTTTAATGTCAGTCAATGTTCTGTTAAATATAGCGTCAAATCTGGTAATTTGGTCAGCGTCATTTAAGAATATAGCACCTTCCAAACACGCTCCGTAAAGATACAGGGCAGGAAACTCTTCCAGGATATTGTTGGAGGTAACACTGTCGGATAAATTATTAAGTTTATTATAGTATATTAATTCAATGGTGTATGTAGAATCAGGGGTGGGGAATAATTTAATTACCTTACCAACATTGGAGTACGCTCTGGGGGATGCACTGCTAACCCCACCGTACTCTCTAGTTCCAGATTCTGGAGAAACATATTGTAAAGCAGTTGTGTTATTGTCGCCAACCTTGCTAACACTCCTGAGTTCTATGAGGTCAGCGGGTACATCGTATATATCAGTGCCAGACGTTGTAGTAGTTGTTACCCTGCTTACATTTGCCCTTGCCCTCAGTTCTCTGTTAATACGGTTTTCTGTAAGCGTTATGAAATCAGGTATGACACTGGTAAGGTCATCCCTGTTTAGATAGTTTGCCACCGCTGACTTGAGTTCTGAAAACGTGGAAAGAGCCATTACAGTTTACTTTCGTTAGTCCTAAAAAATCTATTCTCAGGATCGTTGAGAAGCTGTCTAACTTTAGGCCAGTCATTTTTATTCATAATGTCCACGCCTAATTCACGCTTCCACTTTTCAATGACCACTAGAGGGATACTGGCTACTTTACGCATACCCATTGAGTTTTCACCAGTGCCGTATATAGAGTCTCCAGCTTGTTCTTTTTTGTTAAGCTCTAGGATAGGCTCTACGTCTTGTACACTATTTATTATACCCTTGTCTTCACTATGGTCATACTTAAATGTTGTTTTAATAGGATCATTCATTTCTTTTTCTTCTTTTTCTTTTTAGGAAAACCAGCTTGCATATTAGCGTATGCTTTAGCAGAAATTGTGCTTTTGCTTTTAGGTCTAGAAGTACCTGCACGTTTGCGTTTATTAATGTTCCTGTATAAAGACATTTTTACTCCTAATAGAGGGAGGGAATTACCCCTCCCCCTTATTAGATTAGGTTAAGTCGTACACAGCGCCGAGGGCTTTCTCGTTATTGACTACGAGAGTATACTCAGCAATGATTGCACGTTGCTCACCGTCAGATGTACTGGCAACTTCACGCTGGAAGAACGGACGTAGATAAGCTACTCCGTAATAATCAGGGTCAAGTAGCCAAACTTCACGGGCGCGTTGGAAGCGGTTAGGAACAACAGCCATTTCGCCAAAGTCACTAACATAAACATCCATACCACCAATGATGCGCTGATCTGCTACATCATTAAAGTTGGAAACACCCGCTGCTCCACCTACACCTACAAAGCTAGAAAACGTCTGCTTTTTAGATGGTGCCATCATCATGTATTTGATATCAGCACCTTCATCATAAGCTGAAAGAATTGCAGCTTTTAGCAAAGCTTCAGTAAAAGCACGTTGCGTACCGTCTGTACGAGCAGCACCGTTACCCGCACCAGAACCACCACTACCTGCACTTACGTTTGTTTCTACCCAAGCAGAAAGACTTCCCAACTTACGAACTGTATCTACGGCAGATGCTGCAGTTTTAGACTGGTTTACACCAACCATTGCACGTTCCATGTCACGCTTTAGCTCTTTAGAACGCTTTGACATTTGGTAAGCGAGTTCTTCTTTACGACCAGCTTTGGAAACAGCGTCAAGAGTACCTGATACCAAAGTTGTTTTCAAGCTGATTTGGCAAATATTATCTTCTTGAACTGACGCAGCGGCTGCAGCGGCAGGGAGACAGCAATCGCGTCACTACGACTGCCCATTGACATAAACGGAGTATCCGTTGGTGAAATGTCATAGATGACGTTCTCAAGGTCTTCACGCTGACCTTTTGCAGTGAACGTCACATACGAGTTAGTAGCCTGTGCCATGTTTACCCCTCCTAGGGTTTAAGTAATTAAGTCCAGAAAAACATTTGCGGCATCTTTTGTATGGCCTGTTTTCGACAGTCTCTCTCGCTTTGCCTGTGTAACCCTTTTGACCTTTTGTGATTTAGTCTGGGGCGTACCTGACTTAACGACCTTGGGAGCAACTTTAACTTTTTTAACCCCTTTAGCTGCATTGTCCTGCATCATTGCTTTGTGCAGTACCAGTACAACTCTGTGGTCACTGATGCTATCTATTTCGTTTTCTGGAAAGCCTAGGCTAAGGGCATAGTTCCGAATGTCAGTCTTTAAATTAGAACCAGGATCAGCATACTCTGGCAAAGCTGCAGAAAGCAATTCAGCTTCCTTTTGCACCTTCTCTGTAAGCACCTGTGTAATCTCAGCCTGATTCTGTTGATGCACTCTTGCACGCTCGTTGTTCAGTTGAGATATCCTATCCTTTGCCTCTTGATACTCTAAACGCTTCTCCATGTATTCCATTGGATCATCGTCTTTGAGTTCTTTCCAGTTAATGTCTTCAAACTGTTGTAGTTGATAGTTTTGGTTTTCAGACATTTGCTCCAGAACTTGCGCGTATTGGTTACGCTCATTCTGAACCGCTTGTAGATTAGCTTCGTAAGCTTTCCGTTGCTCTGCAAGAGATTGCGATTTACGGGTGTAATCTGATTGCCGCTGATAGCCATCTCGTAACTCGTCCAGACTAACCTCAAACTCTTCGCCGTCTACTTTAACAGTGTAGGCTTGTGGGGTTTCTGTAGGAGCTTCCTCGTCAGCTACCTCATACTCTTCTGCTTCTTCAAACTCTTCGGAGACTTCCTCTTCGGCCTCGTTATCGGCTTCGATTTCAATCTCTTCTGAATTGTCAGTTGCAGGTTCTTCGATTGTTTGTTCTGGATTAGTGTTCTCCTCACTTCCAAACATGACATCGAACATGTTAAGTTGTGGCTGGGGGACTTCCCCATCGGGATTGGTCGGTGCCTCACTCATTATCTATCTCCGTTTTCAATTTTGTCGCTGTGTATAAAAGCTTGCAGGTCTTCCTTTACGGAACTCAAAGCGTTTAGCTTCATCCAGCAAAATTCTCTTTCTTCTACAGTATCAGCTATGGTCCATTGTGTTATTAAATCGTTACTTAGTGTTTCTAGCATTTCCTTAAACACTGGGTTCTCTAGGACAATACTAGCTTGATTAGCTTTTTCTCTTGCTAAAGTTGATGGGTTGGGCATTGTTATTTAAATAAGTCCTTGAAAAATTTAACTGTACCGTCTACGGCTTTACCCATAGTCTTTAAACTATCTTGTTGGAATTGCATTTTTTTAATAGCAGGACTATTAATATTTTTCACAAAAACTTTTTTTCCATTTATTGTAACATATCCACCTTGCGGTTTAGTACCCATTTTCTTTTTAAATGGAGTTGTCATGGCTAACACTGACACTCTGTACAGCCGCATTCAATTCTGTTTCCTAATTTCTTTTTAGTTTTCTTTTTAGGCTTTTGCTTGTAGGGTTCTTTGTAAGGCATTTCAATCACCATTTCTTGCAAGACCAGTAGCGTGCAGTTAGCTTACTGGGTGGGTTGGAATCGCAGCGGTGCCTAGCTCTAAAGCTTTTACGCCGCTTGGGTTGATCTTTCTTAATAGACATATTCGGATCACCAAATCGAATCAGGCGAACCGTACTTCCTTGCTTTGCCAATACAGCAAACTTTTTGTTTTTCCCAGGGGTACGTTTGGGCTTGTTGTATCCTGAGAACTTTTCACCTCTGTAGTCTACTGCCATAGTTAGGTCTTTATAATAAAGTTAATGGGCTGTACTTTTAAAACAGCTGTACCTGCAGATGCGGTAGCTGTTTGTGAAGTACCTAGGACAAATCCACTTCCGACACCTACTGGGAAAAATGTTCTATAATCTGGAAGATTAAAAGTACTTCCTGATCCTCCAAATACAACACCAATTACACTGTGTAGGGCTGAAAAGGTACTGGTTGAAACAGCTGAACCGTCGCACAAAAGCCAGTCTTTTATTCCGCTGATGGTTTCTGTGGTGGGGGTTGTGTTAGATGCCCACATCATAACACTTCCCGTTTCAAATCCTAATTTGTTCAGTTGAGCAGATGTGGGATTAACCGCTGTTGTAGCCAAGTTGGGAAATTGAGATTGAAGGACAGACTTTATTAATCGTATGTGATCGTCGCCTTCGGATATGTTATCACCAGCTGCAGGGTTAGATGTACTTAGCTGGCTAATAAAGGTGGCAGATTCTACCGTCATTTACCTAGTCCTTAGTCTATTTTAACATTATTTGTAACAATTGTCAAGCTATAGTGACATACCCTTTACAGTTGCTGGCGAACCAGCTGCTATTATATAGCCAGCTTCTAGCTCAGTCTTTGGATCGTATAATTTTAAAATACAAGTTTCCGCATTATCGTGGTCTTTGTAGCTGGCAATTACAGTTTTTACCGATAGCTCAACAGGTGGGTAAAACCTACTGCAGAATCCCTCTACCTTTTTTTCCATTATTGTACTGGCATATCTTTCCCTAGCTTCTGCATCTGCCTTGGCAATATCCATTATGTCATCTTCACTATGGCACATGAAGAACACCATAACCTTATCTCCCTTTGACCAGATTGCTTTGGCAATTGCTGGGGGAGAAACTACTAATAACAAAAGTGTTAAAAATATAGTTAGCTTAGTCATCATGGTTTCGTAGGCCAGACAATGTTGTTAATGTCTACGGTTGAGGGAAAATCTCTAAGGTCTTGACGATACTGAGTTTGTGCTTCAGACATTGTAGGAGAGTCAGGCATTGCCCACCAGTCTGTGTCTGCTAGTTTGGCATTTCGTCTATGTCGTAAAAAAATCCAAGCCTCGTCAGTAAAACTTTCAGCGTCAGCTTTTTCTTGAGCTATGTCCGCAGCAGTCAACGGAAGAGTTTGTACGCCGTTTTCACCGACAACAATTTTTGTTCGTTCCATTTTAGATCCTCAATTCAGTTCGCAAACGACAAAGCTTCCAGACGTAAGGCTAGAAGTAGCGCCTGGGTGAAAAAGTTTTATGGCGTTTACTGCTCCAGCAGTAAGGTGAACTCCAGTCATTGTGTTGAATTGTTGTCCTGTAGTTCCTGCATCTTCACCAACGCATTGAGCTAATACTACAGTCTTTGTGTTTGTATCGGCTGGCTGCACCAGCATGTACCAACCAGATAAAAATCCACCAGCGTCAGGGGCGCTCGTACCGTGGAAAAATATTGAGCTAAGAGTACCTTGAAAACTAAAATTACTTAATGCACCGTTATCGCTTTCCGCGCCGTACTGATTATAATTTGTTTGGTAAGAACTGCCATTATCTGTTGATACTCTGAGCGCAGGTGAGTTTTGTGTCTGATTAATAGCGGTAAAGTAGACAATTGTGGTCTTTGTAAGGTTTGTTAATTCAAAAGAAGCGGTATTGCTAAATGTTCCGCTAGTCTTCACAGACCAAGCACCGCCGCCCGCC